TTTTCCTGTGTATCCGAAAACGGCCAACATGAGCCAGATTCACAGGCAACGGCATCTGGGGAAAATGACGCCGGCGGATCTGGGCAGATTGAGCCACGGCTACTCACGCCCACATTGGGAGGACCAAGTTACGGCGACCAAGTAGCAGCGATTGCCAAGAAGTACCTCGGCGTGGAGCTCATGCCGTGGCAGCTGACTGCGCTTCGTGGCCAGCTTGAGCACGACGAAGATGGAAACCTGATCCGCCGCCGGGCTCTCACGTCCGTCGCACGCCAGAACGGTAAGACGGTCGCACTCAAGTCGCTGATCGCTTGGGCGTTGATTGAGGAACCAAAGCGCCGGCGTCAACCGATACTGGTGATCAACACCGCGCACCAGCTCGACCTTGCCGTTGAAATCTTTGAGTCCCTGGCACCAATCCTGAAGGATGAGTTCGGCGCCAAAGTGAAGTGGAGCTATGGGCGCAACGAAGTCATCATGCCTGACGGCACAAGATGGCTGGTGCAGGCCGCGACGCCGAAAGCATTCCACGGCTTCAGTCCCACCTACATCATTGCCGATGAGGTCTGGAACATCAGCCGGGACGTGTTGCTTAACGGTGCTCTGCCGTCGCAGCGCGTCATGCAATCCCCGCTTCTGTCGTGCTGGTCAACCGCCGGCACTGAGGACTCACTGGCCATGCTGCAAATGCGCGAGGAAGGGCTGAGGGCAATCGACGAGGGCAAGTCAACGAAGCTCTACTTTGCCGAATGGTCCGTTCCGCCTGGCGTCGATCCGATGACGCGGCCCGAGCTCTGGAAGATGGCCAACCCCGCGCTTGGCTACACGCTGCAGCCCGACGTGCTTGAGGACGAAGCCCAGCAGGTGGACAAGGCCGCGTTCCTGCGGGCATCGCTCAACGTGTGGATCAGCTCGGAGCGGTCGTGGCTGCCCCCGGGCCTGTTTGACTCGCTCAAGGTGGAGGACATTCCCGCCGGCGGCGTGGTGGCCGTTGATTCCTCAATCGACGAATCGCTCTACTGCGGTGTAAGGGCGCAGCGCCTGGGCGACGACACCATTGGAGTCACCGTGGAGTTTCTGGCTGACTCGCTGGCTGGCTGCTGGTCTGCCGTGGAGTCTGCAGCTGCGGATTGCGATCACATTGCTCTGACGCCGAGCCTGTTCGAGATTGCGCCGCCGGCGCTCGCCCGCAAAAAGGTGCAGGTGGGCTACGCCGAGCTCGCAACGCACACCGGGACTATCAAGCAGCTGATTACCGAAGGCAGGATTGTTCACACTGGTGAGCAGATGCTTGCCGAGCATGTGGACCGCGCCGTTGGGGTCAAGACTCAACGCGGCTACGCACTGTCATCACAGCGCAGCTCGGGCCCGATCACACTCGCCAGGTGCATGATCTTTGCGGCTGCCCTGATCGCCAAGCCGACCTCAAGGGCCAAGCCTGCCATCGCATTCGGCAGGTAACATAAGCCCCGCCTGTGGGGGGCAGTCGGTTCCCCCGCTGCCCCTCATGGGTATCAAATCGTATCTTTATACCGCTGCCCTTGTAATTGCATAAGACGCAGAGGACGATTCACTTATGGAGCTTTTCAAGAAAGTGAAGGCAACTCCCGCTTTCGCTTCTGCGCCCGTCGCGGCGGCTGCTGGAGCTCCACAGGGCGGAAGTTTCCTCGGGTACAGTGTGGGTGCCCTTGAGGAAGCGGCCCTCAGCGTCCCCACGGTGGCAAGAGCAATCTCCCTGCTCTCCACCGTGGCGGCGACGCTGAACATCAAGAGCTACACCCTGCAGTGGACCGGGCAGGAATACGAAAAGCTCTACGTCGAGGGCGAGTCGTGGATGAATCGACCCGACCCAAAGACCACGCGCAATTTCATCATGGCCAAGACCGCCCGGGATCTGATCCTTTACGGGCGCGCCTTCTGGATGATCACCAGCCGTTATTCGACTGGCTACCCCGCAACGTTTCAGTGGCTGCCGGCCAACCTGTGTGACACGCCAGACAACGCACCGCCGGAATGGTTCGGGCCTGCGGAAAAGGTCAACTTCAACGGCATCCCGCTCGACGTGGCCCAGCTGGTGCAGTTTCACAGCGGGTCCCAGGGCATCATTTACCAGGGGCGCCGCGCAATTCAGATTGCGCTGAGGCTTGACCAGTCGGCAGAGCGTTTCGCCACCAACGAGATTGCAGCCGGCTACCTGCAGCAGAAGGGCGGCGAGCCGATGAGCGGCGACGAGCTCGCAGAGATGGCAGCAGCGTGGGCAGCCAACAGGCGCACGAACGCCATTGGCGCGCTGAACGAGCTGGTGAGCTTTGAATCGTTCGACGTTGACCCGTCGAAGCTGCAGCTGGTGGAGGGGCGCGAGTATCAGACGAAGGAATTGTCCAGGCTGATGGACATTCCCGCCTACCTGCTTGCCATCGACCAGAGCGGGATGACCTACGCCAACGCGCAGCAGGCCCGGCAGGATCTGATCCTGTTCGGCGCACGGCCCATCCTGCACGCCATCCAAGAGCGCCTGAGCATGGATGACATCCTTCCCCGGGGCCGGCACGTCGAGTTCGCCCTGGACGAGTACTTGGACGAGTTCAACGACGTCGAGGAAATGCCGGAGGAAGTCCGGCCAGTCGAGGAAATCGAGGTTGAGCGTGATTCGCTTTGACGCTGATGCCAGTCTGATCACCGCTGAGGCTGGTGATGCCGAGCGCCCGGCCCGCATCGCGGGCATCGCTGTGCCGTGGGACACGGTGGCGACTGTCTCCGATGGCCAGCAGGTGCGATTCTCGCGTGGGGCCTTCGACACGGCGCAGAAGCCCGCGAAGCTCATCGAAAACCACGACCTGACGCAGCTGCGCGGCGTGGTCAACGCCCTTCAGGACACTGACGAGGGCTTGGAGTTTGAAGCCACCCTTGCAGACACCAGGGCAAGCCGCGACGCTGTTGCGCTGCTCAAGGCTGGTGCTTACGACTCTGTGAGCGTGGGAGCCCAGCCCATCAAGTTCACGACCGACGCCGAAGGCGTGATGACCGTCACTGAGGCGTCATTGGTCGAACTTTCTTTGGTGGCCGTCCCGGCCTTCAAGGAAGCGGTTATCACGCAGGTGGCCGCAACCGAGCCCGCAGATGCGGAGCCCGAGCAGGAGCAGGACCCCGAAAACACCGAGCAGGAGACTCAGGAAATGTCCGAGGCCAAGATCGAGGCCGAGCCCATCGAGGCCGAGGCCACCATCCCTACCAACCCGATGCTGTACGCCGGGGCCAAGGCAGAGCTGCCGACGCCCGTGGAGTACCTCGCCGCAATGATCCAGGGCGGCCACGAGCTGGAGCGGGTGCAGGCCGCTGTTCGCGCCGCCGCTCCGAACGTGGTCATCAACGACACCCCCGGTCTGGTGCCGACCCCGATCCTCGGGCCGGTCTACAACAACTTTGTTGGCAACCGTCCGATCTGCGACGCCGTGGGCGTTCGCGCCATGCCTGGTGGCGGCAAGATCTTCATCCGTCCCAAGGTCGTGACGAACACCAGCATGGGCCAGCAGGTCAACGAGCTTGATCAGCTGACTCAGGGCACGTTTGTCGTGGATGACATTCAGGTGACCAAGGGCACCTACGGTGGGTTCGTCAACATCTCTGAGCAGGATCTGGACTGGACCGACCCGGCTGTGCTGGGTTTCCTGCTGGACGACATGACGCGGATCTACGCTTCGGCCACTGAGGAAGTCGCCGCTGACACGCTGGTTTCGGGCGTGACCAACAGCGACAACTTCACCGCCGCATCGGTCGGTGACCCGTCCTACTGGGCCGACTGGATCGCCACGGCTGCCGAGACCATCGTTACGGCATCCAACGGCAACTTCCCGACTCACCTGTTCGTCAACCCGAGCATGTGGGGCGAGATGGTGCGCCTGTCGGACGACAACAAGCGTCCGATGTTCCCGGCTGTCAACCCGCAGAACGCCCTTGGCGGCATGAGCTTCGGCACCGGCAACGGCACCGCCTGGGGCCTGCAGGTCGTGATGTCGCGCAACTTCGACGCGGCCACCCTGATCATCGGTGACGCGAGCGGCTACGAGCTGTTCGAGCAGCAGAAGGGCGCCCTGTCGGTGGACAACCCCGACGTGCTTTCGCGCACGATCGCTTTCCGTGGCTACTTCGCGGCCAAGATGATCGACGCCGACAAGTTCATCAAGGCCAACTTCGTCTAAGCCGCTCACCTGACTGACTGCCCATGCCCGTTTACGCCATCACCCATCGCCAGGTCACGGATGACTATCTGGTCGTCCAGACCCTTGAGGGGACCGACGTGGGCATCGGGCAGTCAGTCACGGTGGCTGGACTTGGAGCGACGCTCAACGGCACCTACACGGTGCTGGACGTTCCCACGCTTCGTTACATCGGCGTTGATGATGAGGGCGATTGGATCTTTGATCCTGAGGAAATCATCCTCAATCAGCTGCTCATGGCCAAGACACACGCAGACGTTGCGCGTGGGCCTGTGTCGGGGACGCTTACGTCAACGCCGGTCTGCACATGGATCGTGGCCAATGATGTCGTCGAGTGGCTGGGCATCGCTTCGGCTACGGCCAATGACACAGCTTTTATCACCAGCTGTGTGTCAGCAGCCAACGCGTACGCCTACCGCCGCCGGCGGGAAGCGGGGTACTTCGACAGCCTGACCACGGTGCCTGGTGGTGACGTGAAGCTGGGAACGGTCATGTTCGCCGGCAGCCTCTACCGCGAGCGCGGCAGCGTTGACTCATTCGCATCGTTTGAGCAGATGGGCAACCCGGTCCCGTTCGGATCGAGCGGCCAGATCAACCGCTTGCTGGGCGTCAACCGCTCACAGGTTGCATGACCGCTTCAGGCATCTTCTCAGCGGCTCAGGCCGAGCTTGTGGGATCGCTGCAGGCTCTTGGCCTGCCTGTGATCACTGACGTTCGCAACGCCCGCCCCATTTCGGTGCTGGTGGAGCCGCCAACCTTCACCTGTTTCAACAGCAACGTGGCTGACATTGAAATCGGCGTGAAGATCCTCGCCGCTCCCCCGGGCAACCAGGACGCGGCGGATTACCTCATCACCACAGCTGACACCATCATGGACAGCGAAATCAGCCTCATCCGAGGAATCCCCGGGGTCATGTTGATTGGTGGGCAAGAGGTTCCCACCTATGACCTCACCGTTCGTGTCTCTACTCAAAGGAGTTAGCCGGTTATGGCTACGACGACCTATCTTTCACAGCCGGGCGTTCTGACCGTGGACGGCATCGACCTCCGCGACCAGGCATCGGCGGTTTCCCTGACTCTGGGTTCCAACCCGCTTACCAGCACCGCGTTCGGTGACACTGGCGAGCGCATGGTGGGTGGCCTGCAGACCGTGGAGGGCACCCTTACGCTCTACTGCGACTACGGCAGCAACTCCGTGGAGACCACGATTGCTCTGGCTGTTGGCGACGGCACCACCACCATCGTGGTCAAGAAGGATGACGCGCCGGTCTCGGGATCTAACCCTGAGTGGACCATCGCCAACACCATGATCGCCAACATGCCGATCACCTACACCGTGGGTGAGCTGCAGGTGATGGAGGTTTCCTTCACCGGGGGTACCTGGTCCCGCGACGTAACTCCGTAAAGAACACCTAGGGGGAACAGATGGCAGAGCAGACAGCAGTAAACGGGAACATTGCTTTCACGACCGATGCGGGTTCCTATGTGGTGGACATTGCTTCGATCAAGAACACCGTGGCGTTTGAGCGCCATTTCAACGTGTCGGCCCAGGTGCTGCAGATGGCACCCCGGCTGGAGTACATCGCCTTCCTCGCATGGACCGCCGGCAGATCAGCTGGGCTGCCTGTGGCCGACACGTTCGATGGTTTCTTGGACGAAGTGCGGGACCTCGAAGTCATTGACACCGACGAGAAGGCAGATGCAAACCCTACGGACGGGGGACAGTAAGCCGGGCGCTCGCCGTAGTCCTGGCGCAAACCGGCTTCTGGCCCCCTGACGTAACCTTCACCATGAAAGACCTAAACACGGTCTTGGAAGTCCTGAGAGAGGGACAACGCTGATGCCCGTTGATTCAAAGATTGAAGTGGTGGGCGTCAAGGACACGATTAAGGCGCTGCGGAAGCTCGACCCAGAACACCGTAAGGAGTTCAACCGGGGCGTCAAAAGTGTGGTGGCCCCCATGGTTGCAGCTGCCAAGTCTGCGTACCCAACGAAGCCGCTTTCTGGGATGGGCCGAAATTGGACCCAAGGTGCCAGCCAGAAGTTCCCTTATGAGGTTGGCAAGGTTCGCAGCGGCGTCAAGGTAAAGGTGTCAACGCGGCGCGATACCAACAACGTCGTTTACATCAGCCAGGGCACAGCAGCTGGTGCGATCTTCGAAGTGGCAGGATCAAAAACCCCCGGCGCACCCTTTAACGCAAACCTGCGTGCCAGAAATAGCCGAGTCCTGTGGCCAACCTTTGATCGTTACCGACCGGCAATCATTCAAGGCATTGACGACCTTGTGAGAAAGGCCGAAAAGACTGTCCAGGGCGAAATAGGTTACGTCTGATGGCGATCACCATCCCCATCCTCACTGACTTTGACGGGCGCGGCATCGACCGTGGCATCGCGCAGTTCAAGCGCCTTGAGGGAACAGGCGCAAAGGCCGGGTTCGCCATCAAGAAGGCCGCAGTGCCCGCCGGCATCGCACTTGCCGCGCTGGGCGCCGCAGCGTTCGACGCGACCAAGGCCGCTATTGAGGATCAGGCAGCCCAGGAGCAGCTGGCCCGCACGCTGGCGACCTCAACGAAGGCCACTAACACTCAGGTCAAGGCCGTTGAGGACTTCATCACCCAGACTTCAATGGCGGCATCGGTTTCTGATGATGAGCTGCGCCCGGCGCTTGCCATCCTCGCCCGGGGCACTGGCGATCTGACGAAGGCCCAGCAAGGCCTTGGCCTTGCCCTCGACGTGGCCGCCGGCACTGGGAAGCCGCTCGCTCAGGTTTCAGAGGCGTTGAGTAAGGCCTATGCCGGAAACCTCAAGGGCTTGAACGCTCTTGATCCGCGCATGAAGGAGCTGATCAAGAACGGCGCGACGGCTGAGGAAGCCATTGCCGTACTCAGTAAGACGTTCAAGGGCGACGCAGCTGCGTCTGCAGACACCGCCGCCGGGCGCTTCAAGGGTCTGGGGATCGCCCTGGACGAAACCAAGGAAAGCGTGGGAGCTGCGCTTCTGCCAGCAGTCGAAAAGATCCTCCCGGTCCTGCAGAAGTTTGCCAAGTGGGCGCAGGAGAACCCCAACGTGTTCCTCGCCATCGCTGCAGCCATTGGCGTCGTCGCCGCCGGCATCATCGGACTCAACGTGGCCATGATGATCCTTTCCGCAAACCCGGTTGCCCTGATCATCGGAGCGATTGTGGTTGCCGTGGCCGGCCTGACCATCGGCCTGATTGCGCTCTACAAGAAGTCAGAAACGTTCCGCGACATCGTGGCCGGCGCATGGGAAGCAGTGCAGAAGGCCGTCAAGGTCGTCGTGGACTACCTCAAGGGGCCGGCGGAAGCGGCTTTCACCATCATCAAGGGCGTCATCGACACCATCAGCGCACTGATCAAGGGAGACTTCAGCGGCGCATGGGATGGGCTCAAGACGGTCGTGAGTGGCGTGCTGGACGGCATTCAAAACTCGCTTGTGGCTTTCCCGCTCAAGATCGCCACCGCCGCGCTGGACATCGGCAAGGCAATTGTCAGTGGCATTGCCGATGGCGTCGTCGGGCTTGCCACAAAGGTCTGGGACGTAATTAAGGGGATGCCAACCGCACTCCTGACGCTCGCCAACGCCTGGGTGGAGGGGCTGGGCACCATCGGCGGCGCGGTCATCCAGTGGATCAAGAATGGCGTGACGGGACTGGCCGGCGCTATCTGGGACAAAATCAGTGGGTTTGCAAGCAGCTTGAAAACGCTGGTTTCCGAAAACGTTGGCGATACGCTGTCAGGAATTGGCGACTACATCATCGACAAGATCGTGTCAGGCGCTAAGGCCGTTGCCAGCGGTTTGGTGACTGCGCTGAAGTCAATTATCAACGGCGCTATCAAGGTCGTGAATGCTGCCATTCGTGGGCTGAACGGGGCTTCCAGCGTAATCAACGCGATCATTCCTGGTGGGGACCCGGTAGGAAGGATTCCCGAGATTCCGAAGCTGGCTAGGGGCGGAATCGTCACCCAGCCCACGTTGGCCTTGATTGGTGAGGCCGGGCCAGAAGCAGTCGTTCCGCTCAACGGGGCCCGGGAGTTCGGCAACATCACCATCAACATCGAAGCCGGGCTTGTCTCCACGCCTGACCAGGTGGGCCAGCAGATTATTGAGGCCATTCAGAGGGCGCAGCGGCGCAGCGGCCCGGTGTTCGCAGCAGCATGAGCGCGCCTGAAATTCAGATCCTTGTGGGCTTTCAGCAAACGGCTAATTTCGGCACGCCATTTCAGCTGAATAACGCCACCTATGGTCTGCTTAACACCGGCACACTTGGCGGCGTAGTCATGGTGGACCTGACCAGCATGGCCGAAAACGTCACCATTACTCGCGGCCGCAACCGTGAGCTTGAACAGTTCAACGCCGGGACCGCGGCCATCCGGTTCAGCGATCCGACCCGGATCCTCGACCCTTTGAACACCGCGTCCCCGTATTACCCATTCGTGGGGCCACGAAACCCAGTCCAGGTGTACGCGGGCGGCGTAGAAATCTTCAGCGGTGTGGTGGGCGACTGGGATCTTTCCTATGGGTTCACAGCTGATGGCAACGTCACCACCGCTACATGCTCTGACGCCTTCACCGTGCTAGCAAGGCAGTCGATGAACGGATGGACGCCAACAGCACAGCTCTCAGGCGCCCGAGTCACAGCGGTGCTTCAACGTCCGGAAGTCATCTATCAGGGCGGCGTGTCTATTTCGACAGGCGCATCAACCTTGGGCGCATACGCTGTAGCTGAGGGACAGAACGTTCTGCAGTATTTGCAGAGGGTCACCGAGTCAGAGCAGGGGTATCTGTTCATTGCGGCAAATGGCACGTTGACCTTCCGGAGCAGATCAGACGCGCTAAACCCGGTGCCAACGGTTGCCTTCACAGACGACGGCACAGGCGTGCGCTATCAGTCAGTCACAAACGAATACGGCGACGAGCTGCTCTACAACTACATCCAGACGCAATCGCCCGCTGGCGCTGTGCAGATCGCATCAGATGCCAATTCAATTGCTCTGTACCAGGCGCAGCAGTATTCAAAGCTCGATCTGCTGAACAGCACAACAGGGCAAGTGGCCGGGCTGGGCCAATACCTGCTTGGGCGCTACGCCAACCCGGTCGTGAGGTTCACTGGCATTGCAACGCAGCTGGCCGCGCTATCAGCAGCGCACCAAGCGAATGTCCTAGCTACTGACCTCACGGACATTGTTTCGGTTCTCAAGACGTTTTCCGCCGGCACCCCGTCAAGCGTTACTCAAACGCTGATTACAACCGGCGTTCAGCATGACATTCGCCCAGGCAGTCACGTTGTTCGATTTACGTTTGAAAGCACCGACGGCAACGCGTATTTGACGCTTGATAATTCCATCTTTGGCACACTTGATAACAACCTGCTTGCGTTCTAAGGAGTAAGCGTGGCCATCAACCCAAACACTGCGTTCACAGCCGGGCAGGTTTTTACGGCAGACCAAGCCAACAGGTTCCCTCGCGGAATCATGGGCTATGCAACCCGAGCGACCAATTTCAGTATCACCAGCACCGAAGCAGACGTCGGCCTGTCAGTCACGTTTACTGCGGAGGCGGGCAGGTATTACAAATACACGGTGTTTATTCCGAGCGCCGATGGTGACGCTAACAACTTGACAATGCGCGTGACCAACGCGTCCAATACGAGCCTTTATAGGGTCGTGCAAGAGCAGGACGGCCCAGCGCAGTTCCAAGCATTCCAGTTGGAGTACGTCACGACGGAAAGCGCCGGGTCACACACGCGCAAAGTTAGAGCAGTAACGTCAACGGGCGGCGCAACATTTCAGCTTGACGCTACAAATGTCGGTTGGATGATGGTCGAAGACATTGGCGAAGCATGAGCCCCGAGGACACGCACACCATTCGGGCCGACATTCGTGAGCTCCGTGACGAGCTCTCAAAGGTCGTGGACCTGCAGCGGGAAACCAACCGCCGCCTGGGGAAGCTCGAAGGGCGCGTGTTCGACCTTGAAATCTGGCGCGCCCGGCTGCAGGGGGCAGCGGCCACCAGCCGCGTCGTGTGGCTTCTGGCCGGCGGCGCACTCACCGGCATTGTCGTCGGCATTGTCAATAACACCTAGGGGGGACCGTGATCAGTAACGGCCAATACACGCTTCGCAAGGCATCGCACTATCTGGGCGCGATGGAAGGACCGCCCAACCGGAGCGGCGACCCGATTGTCAACGAGTGCCAGGCACCGTGGGGTTGGCCAGATGGCGGCCAGCCTTGGTGCGCGATGTTCGTTGCGTTCTGCGTAGCTCAGAGCGAAGCCGATGCGAAGTACCGGAGCGCCGCCAAGACGATCATGAGCCCATCGACCGCCGTGATGGTCAGCAAGGCCCGGGCCAAGGGTTGGTACGGATCGTTCAGCAAGAACACCAAGCCCGGGGACCTGTTCATCATTGACGGCCTGCACGTTGGGTTTGTCAACGCACTGAACAAGGACGGCACCTTTCAGACGATCGAGGGCAACGCCAGCAACGGCGTTCGCAGCCTGACGCGCAGCTGGGGCGACGGCTGGAAGGTGATCAGCGTCCCCGGGGTGGGCACGCCTGGCGCAGCGGCGGTGGTTGACGGCTACGGCTTCGACGACACGCGGGTCAAGATCTACGGCGGGTGGCCGACGCCAGAGGCGCGTGACCAGCAGCTGCGAAAGTTCGCCCAGGCCAATCCCGACTACTGGACTCAGGCGATCCGCATTCAGGCCAACAGCCGCTTCGCATTCCGCGCCGGTCCTGACGGGACGTGGAATCGCTGGACCTTCGGCCCGTGGCTGCACAAGACTGGCAAGCAGACGCGGGATGAGCAGATGAAGGCATGGCAGGAGAAGCACAAGGACGCCACGGCCCGTCCGTGGAAAAAGACCTACAAGGAGTCCTGAGCATGGCGCCCGAGATTGTCCCGCCCTCGACTGTCGTGATCGAGCCCCCGCCGGCCGAGCCCACGGACTATGACCCCAAGAAGGATTCAGAGGAATGACGCCGAAGATCGGGCCAAGCACGATTGCCATGCTGACCGGCGCTGTGGTGGTCATGGTGGCTTTCATCGACACATGGGCTGAGGGCAGCCCGAACCTCTGGCTTGCCGCAATCTCGGCGGCCCTCACTGCCATGCTGGGGGTGCTTCGCAGCTGGCAGGCCGTTGCAAGCGAAAAGGGAGATAAGCAGTGATCCGCACCGCTACGGCTGCAGCATTGGCCGCACTCGGAATGGCAGCCTTACCTGCCGCCGGCACCACCACACCGTGTCAGGCGCATAAGGGGTGGGACAAGGCAGCATGCATTAAGCAGCACAAGAGGAACCAGCAGGACTGGCCCGCGAAGCCAAAGGAATGGGAGATTCAGCGCCGCATCGGAATGGTGCAGTGGCGCAAGGCCGAGCGGGTGGCGCAGTGCGAAACCGCCGGCAATTGGCAGCACTACCCGCATGGCCGTTTCATCGGCGGGATGGGCATGTTTCGCTCGACGTATGGAATCGGCCAGGCAGTTACCGGCTACCGGTGGGTACACCAGGGCGCAACGAAGGCGGAACAGATTGCTGTTGCGTACGTCGTCGCGCAGCGGTTTGGATGGTCGGCATGGGGCTGTGGCTCCGCGTGAGTCTGTAGCCTCATCTCAACAGCGAAGGGAGATCGCTATGAAGTGCCCACACTGCGGCCACCCAAGTGGCCTACACGCCGGCGCAGCAGCCAAGACTGTCAAGCCCGGCACCTGCCGCTGTCACCCTCCGGACGATCCATGTCCGTGCCCGGGCTGGCAGTACTGGAAGGCTGCCGAGGAATGGCAGCAGGAACTGCAGATGGAACAGGACCGCGTAGACCGTGCCTTTGGCCGATCCATGGAAACGCTCTACGAGGAGTCAGACTGATGGAACGCATGAGGCTGTGGACGTTTTACGTCCTGTTCGTCTTTGTCGTGGCGTGGTTCACATACACGCTCACAAACGTCTTTGCGGGGTGGCTCGCAGGGACGATTCACTAGGGGGAACCAGTGGAAAGCATGAGCTTCGACGAGCTTGAGGGCATCCTGGATGAAGTCGCAGAACGCGCCAACCGCGAATGGCGTGAGGTAACCCGCAGGGCCATTGAGTTCCTCGCAGGCCGGGGGCAGGAGTTCACCGCAGATGACGTATGGGCGCTGATTGAGCCCATAGGCGTCACGACACATGAGCCCAACGCAATGGGCGCAATGTTCAACCACGCACGCCGGGACGGGCTGATCGAGTCCGATGGCGTCTACCGACCGAGCACCAGGCGCAACGCACACAGGCGCATGGTCCGAGTATGGAGGGCAGCAGCATGAGCGACGACACGCCGGCAGAAGTGGTGCGCCTGGTACCGCTGACCGATGATGAGCGCAGGCATGAGGCTTTACGCAGGTTGGCTGATGAATGGTGGGATCCGCCGGCAGAGCTCATCGACACGCTGCCCAAGGGCGGGGTCGATCTGCGCTACCTCAGCCACATCTGGGTGCGTAAGGCGTTTCAGGATGCCGACCCCGACTGGTGGTGGGAGCCCATGGGTTATGACGACCGTGGCCAGCCGGTGATAGTCACTGACAGTCAGGGGCAGCCGGTAGGCCTGTGGATCTGGCTTCACCTGCTGGGTACAAAGATGCCCGGGTATGGGTCCGTTGAGCCCGGCAAGCGTGACGCGATCAAAGAGCTGATCGGCGACGCCTTGAGAAACGCCGGCATGCGCCTGGTGGGTGGCTCACTGTGGGTCAAGCAGAGCAAGAAGCCGCAGAAGCGATCTAAGGCCCCTCTGCCGTCTGCCATAGGTAACACACCTGACCCGGTGGACAAGGCCCGCCAAGCGGCTGAGAAGGCGGGAGAGGATGCCCCGCACTACGAATCCGTGTTCGGCAAGGACTTTTACGACCGCATGGTTAGGGACCACGGCGAAGAAGTCGTGAACGGTGCGCTTGCCACGTTCAAGGTCGCCAAGTTCAGCGAGCTCACGCCCGAAAAGTCGAAGGTTATCGAGGCTTCGCTTCTGTCCAGGGCACGCATCGAGCGTGAGAACGCCGACCGAGAGGCGCAGCTGGAAAAGGAGAAGGGGGGAACAGGTGGGGCAAAGTGAAGCGGCGTTCCAGTCGCAGGTGGTTCAGCTCGCGCACACCTTCGGGTGGCTGGTCCAGCACACGCGGCCGGCGAAACAGGGGGACAGGTGGCTCACGCCGATCACTGGGGACGTGGGCTTCCCCGATCTAGTGCTTGCCCACTACCGGCGTGGGGTGATCTTCGCCGAGCTCAAGACCGACACCGGGGCGCTAAGTGATCCTCAGTACCAGTGGGGACGCACGCTCAAGGAAGCGGGGGCAGAGTGGCGGCTGTGGCGTCCCAAGGATATGGACGCAATCCAGAAGCGCCTGGGCGGTGGCAAGTGATTATCCACGGCCCGAAGGCCCCAGCCTCATTCACCGTCATTCCCAACAGGATCCTGCGGGATGATCACCTGAGCTACCGCGCACGCGGCCTGCTCGCCTACCTACTCAGCCAACCACCGGACTGGAAGATCAGCAGCCGCCGGCTCATGGTCGCCACGACTGAGGGCAGGGACGCAATACGCACAGCCCTGCGCGAGCTGATCCAAGTGGGGTACCTCGACCTCATCAGGACTCAGGACGACGCCGGCAGATGGGGCAGCGAATACCGCGTGACCGATACGCCCTGGTACTTCGGCGCAGACCCTGTGGATAACTCAGTGCAGCCTGTGGATAACTCAGTGACCGGGGCCTGAAAAACCGACGCCGGTTTCCTAGGCCGTATTACTAAGGACTATAAGACTAAAGACTAAAAGAAGTAGGAGCATGGCCAAGACTCGCAAGGACCTGGCATCAAGGGAGTACCGCGCAAAGCGGCAGAGGTTCCTCACAGAATGGGATGGCCCATGCTTCTGGTGCAAGAGGGCCAAGGCAGTAGAGCTTGACCATGTAGTTCCGGTTGCCGCCGGCATCGACCCCACTGATGAGAGCAACTGGGTAGGCGCGTGCAAGAAGTGCAACGCCCGGCGGGGGGCAGAGCATCTGGCAAAGATGAGAGCGGCCAAGGTCGCATCGAGGTCAAAAGCGCAAAAAGAATCGGTGGGTTTTTTTGAAACCGAATCGACGTTGAC